ACGCGGTACAACTAAAAAAAGACGAAGGATTAGAAACTGCTTCTATTGATTCTTGGAAGGACTTAAACCACCCTTACAACGATTACGGTGGTTATGCTCAGTATTTAGAGTTCGTTCTTCCGTATCGTAACCAAATCGCAGAAGACAACGACTTACACCTGCATACTATTATTCATCCCAAGTTAACCGAAAAGGAAAACGGAAAAAGAAGCGCACCAGTTCCATACGATTTAAAAGGCGGTTCGGAATGGTTTAACTCGGGAAAATGTATGATAACCGTACACCGAGATGACCCGACTTACTATAAAGCGGAATTGTATTTTAACAAGATTAAACCGCGTTCAAACGGGAAAATAGGTAAACACGAAATCTTTTTCGATAAAGAAAAATTAGTTTACTTTGAACAGGAACAACACGGGAACACATTAATTAAAAAATACGCTAAAGCAAAATAATGGACGATTTCACAACACTAAGAGCGCAGGTTTTACTTTCTCACACTTACTTAAAGATTCAGGGAAGTTTAGACGAAATAAAAGCGAAGAACCCTAACCGAACCGATTTAATTGATTCAATGGAAGAAACATTAGAACATATACAAGAATGTAAGGTATATTGGAATCAACTCGAACAAGAATACCGAGCGTTGCGCCAAAACGCTTATCGATTAGAATTAGTTAACTTGGACTTAAAGACGGAAAATAACCGCTTAGAAGCAATAAATAAAGCCTTAAATTATGAATAGAATAAAAGGTTTATATATATGTAAATGTTACAGGATTATAGATAATAAATTACAGCCTGTATTAAAATATGGAAAAACAAATAATATAAATACAAGAATGTATTTTTATAATAAAAATGGTTTAGCTTATAAATTAATTGCATTTTTTCCGTGTAAAGATTTTATTGATGAAAGAGAAAATTTAATACACCAAAATTATGAAGCATATAGAATTACAAGAAGCGAACATATTTTATACGAAAAAGGTGAATTCAATCAATTATATGATATTGTTAAAGAGGCATCCGAAGTAACGATTAAAAAATTATATAATAAACAACGAAAATGGATAGGTTTCTCAATACAATAATATGAAGTGTAAGAACTGTAAAGCCGAATTTAATCCCGTTCGATTTAACCAAAAGTATTGCCTAGAATCCGATTGTGTTCGTGTTTGGGTAGAAACTGAAAAGGAAAAACAATGGAAGAAGAAAAAAAAGCAATTAAAAGACGAATTGCAAACCTTACCCGAGTTGCTTAAATTGGCTCAAATAACCTTTAACAAGTACATTCGATTAAGAGACAAGAATAAACCTTGTGTAAGTTGCGAAAAGCCGTTAGGCGCGAAATACGATGCGGGACATTATTTTAGTTTGGGTGGACACAAGGCAGTAACCTTTGACGAAGACAACGTACACGCTCAATGCGTAACGTGTAATCAATATAAACACGGAAACCTACTTAACTACCAAATCGGTATTCAGGAACGAATAGGCGCAGATAGATTAATAGAACTCCACGCAAAAGCACACGAAACCCGAAAGTACACACGCGAAGAACTTAAAGAAATAATAGAAACCTATAAACAAAAAATAAAAGAAATACAATGAAAGTAAAATTAGATTTAATGGAAATAGAATTGTGTAAATATATTGGAATAAGTAGAAGTAATATGGCAAGAAAAAATAATGTTATGGACGCAAAAATTGGAAATCAAAATGGAATTGAAGCAGATATTCAAGGATTTATGGCTGAATATGCTTTTGCTAAAAAATTTAATTTATTTCCTGATTTTGGTTTGTCTATAAGAAGCGGAAGTTACGATGGTATAACAAAAAAGGGTTATAGATATGATATAAAATCTACTAAAAATAAAAATGGTAATTTATTATCTACATTAAAAATTAACAATGATATAGATATTTATGTTTTGGCTTTTGTTGAAAACGATACAGTAGAATTTGTTGGTTGGGCAAATAAAAATGAATTAATAAATGAAAATAATATAAAAGATTTAGGACACGGCAAAGGGTATTTTTTAAGTAGAAATAAATTAAAAAAATTTACCTAAAATTTATTTTGTAATATAAAAAGTGTTATATTTGTATGTAATTAAAAATTTTACGCTATGAAACATTTATTTAAGTCGTTGGCGCAGTTCCAACAAGAAGTCCCTGTAATTCACAAGGGTACACAAGGCTTCGGGTATTCTTACGCTGATTTACCCGCTATCTTTGAAAAGATTAACCCGTTATTAGCCAAACACGGATTAGGCTTTACGCAGTTGCTTAATTCAAAAGATGGTTCGAATTACATAGTAACGGTAATTTTTCACGTTGAAACTGGAGAATCAATCGAAAGCCAAACTATTATACCACAAGTTACCTTAAAAGGAATGAACGATTACCAATCATTCGGGAGCGGTGTTACTTACTTTAGACGTTATGCGTTGAGTTCAGCACTCGGATTAGTTACGGACAAAGATACGGACGCTTCAGGCGAACAAGTAAAAGACGAACCAAAGAAGCCTACAATAGACCAAAAGCGTTTAGGTAAGGCTTTAGAAGCAATCTCAGAAGGTAAATACACTAAAGACGAACTACTATCTAACTTTAGTTTAACTGATTCACAAATAAAATTACTTGAAAACGTATGAAAGTCCGATGTTCTCAAATTGGTAAGATAATGACTAACCCCCGTAAGTCGGGGGAAGTCCTAAGCCAAACCGCAAAAACGTACGTTCAAGACCTTGTGTTATTAGAAAAGTACGGAATCCGTAAAGAGTTTTCCAGTAGATACACCGACAAAGGAAACGATGTAGAAGAACTTTCGATAGCATTGGTTAACGAGGTATTGAATTACAAGTTCATTTACAAGAACGATGAACACTTTGAAAACGATTGGGTTACAGGAACTCCCGACGTAAACACGGACGAAGTATTAATAGACGTTAAGAGTTCTTGGGATGCTTCTACATTCCCGTTCTTTGAGACCGAAATACCAAACAAAGATTATTACTATCAACTTCAAGGGTATATGTGGCTAACTGGCAAACAAGAATCCGTGTTAGCGTATTGCTTAATTGATACTCCGTTAGAAATGGTTGAAGACGAAGTAAGGAGAGCGCATTGGAAACTACATCTAATTGACGAAAACACGGAACTACGTCAAGAAGTAGAATCTAAACACAAATTCGGACACATACCAAATAATCGCAGGGTTAAATATTGGTTTGTTCAACGTGATGAACAAGTAATTGAGCAAATCAAAGAACGTGTAGAACTATGCCGAGAATACTATAATCTTTTAATGAAAACGATATGAAACAAACAGCAGTAGAGTGGTTACAAAAACAATTAGAGTGTTTTGGAAATAAATATGAACTACAAATGTCTTGGGCTACAGTAGATGAGTTACTTGAACAAGCCAAAGAAATGGAGAAAGAGCAGATAATTAATGCATTAATGACGAGTGAAGTTGAATTATTAGCTTGGGGTATATCAGCAGAACAATACTACAACGAAACATATGAAAGCAATACTTGAATTTAACCTACCTGAAGACGAAGCAGAATACTACTGTGCAAATAAAGGAACTGCGATGTTAAACGTACTTTGGGAACTTCGTGATGAACTACGCAAAATGTACAAATACGAAGAACTAAACGAAGACGAATGGAAAATAGTTGAGCGAATGCGGGATTTTCTAAACGATAGCTTAAACAACCACGAAATAAACTTAAATAAATAACAAATGGAAACAAAAAACAACACGGGAGCAATTTTTAAGAACGATAAAAAACAAGGTAATCAACCAGACTACCGAGGTAAAGTAAATGTAAACGGAAAAGAAATGGAGATAGCGTTATGGTTGAAGGAATCCAGTAAAGGAACGAAGTATTTTTCGTGTTCATTTAGCGAACCATACGTGAATGAAACACCAAAACAAGTACACACACAAATAATAGACGAAGACGATTTACCCTTTTGATTATGTTTATAGATGATAACTCCTTACGCAAGGAACTGAAGCAAATACTTCTTACCAAAACACGAAACCAAGTAGTTAAGGAAATAAAGCAACGAGGTTTAAAGATGCACCAATACACAATAGACCGATTTTTATCAGGCGCATTGGTAAGCATCAAAACACTACGAACACTTGACGAATACGTTTACCGAGTAAGTAAAGGAATCTAACATTAAGCCGACTTTCGTGGTCGGTTTTTTTGTTTTTTGTTGTGATTAGAAATTAATCATTATATTTGACTACAAAATGAACAATGGAATGGCTTAACATCGTAGTGAAAGACCACAAAGAATGGGTTAAACTGGTCAAAAGTTTTGGCGAGGATTTCTTCGCTGAAGACATCGTGCAAGAATCCTACCTACGATTACATAAGTATTGCAAACCTGAAAATATTATTCAAGATGGTCAAGTCAATAAAGGTTTTATGTATTTTGTTTTACGCAATCTTTACCTATTACACGTTAAGGCTGAAAAGAAGAACGAAATGGTAAACCTTGACAACTTACCCTTACTAAAAGACGAACCAACCAACCTAACTAAAGAAGAAGCCTATACACGATTGCTCAGTAAAATACACGAAGAAGTAGATTCGTGGCATTGGTACGATAAACAACTTTTCACGATATACAAAGACACGGATTTAAGTATTAGAGACATCGCAAAGGAAACTACAATCAGTTCCAGTTCAATCTTCAATACCTTAAAGAACTGCAAAAGCAAAGTAAGGAATAAGTTTAAGGAAGATTATGAGGACTACAAAAACGAAGATTACGAATTAATTAAATAAAATAAATATGGCACGAAGAAAAAAACAAGCCGAAGGTTTAGGAGACACGGTAGAGCAAGTTTTAGAAGCTACAGGAATCGCAAAGGTAGCTAAATGGGTATTAGGCGAAGATTGCGGATGCGAAGAACGTAAACAAAAGTTAAATGACCTTTGGAGATACAAACGACCTGAATGCCTAACGGAAGACGAATACAAATATTTAGACGGATTCTTTGCACAGGGTAGAAATTCAGTTTCTCCAAGCGAACAACGAGAACTACTTAAAATCTACAATCGAATAATGCACGAAAAAATGCAACCTACAAGTTGCGGTTCGTGTTTACGGGAAGTAGTTAATAAATTGAATAAGTTATACGCAATCTATAAAGAAGAACAAGATGCCGATACCACAACCAACGAGTAACGAAAGTGAAAAGGAATTTATCCAGCGTTGTATGGATGATTCTAAAATGAAGGACGAATACGATATAGACCAACGCTACGCAGTTTGTCAAGATGCGTTTAAAACCAAGTTAGCCGGCGAAAAGATTTCATTCGATTTTGACGGAACTTTAAGTACGAAACGAGGTTACGAAAAGGCGAAGCAACTAATAAGCGAAGGAGCAGAAGTTTACATCATCTCAGCAAGGCAAAATAAAGACGGAATGTTAGCTAAAGCAAACGAGTTAGATATACCAGTAGGAAGGGTTTACGCTATGGGTAGCAACGAAGCTAAAATTGAAAAGGTAAAGGAACTTGGAATAGTAACACACTACGATAACAACGTTGATGTCGTACGAGCATTAAGAGGAATAGGCGCAATAATATGAAAATAGAAAAAGTAAAGTTATCGGAAATTAAACCGAACCCGAAAAACCCAAGACTAATTAAAGACGAAAAGTTTAAAAAATTAGTTCAATCAATTAAGGACTTTCCGCAAATGTTGGAACTTCGTCCCATTGTAGTTGATGAGAATAACATTATATTAGGTGGAAATATGCGTTTTAAGGCACTTAAAGAAGCAGGACATACCGAAGTGTCAATAGTTAGAGCGAACGACCTTACAAGCGAACAAAAAGACGAATTTATTGTAAAAGATAACGTAGGATTCGGGGAATGGGATTGGGATAGTTTAGCAAACGAATGGGATGTTGATAAACTTGAGGAATGGGGTTTAGATATTCCTATATTTGATAGTAATATAAATGATATTGAACAAATTGATGAATTTAATGAGTCAGTAAATTTTACAATTAAATGTGAATCTATTGAACAACTAGAGGAATTACAAACTAAATTAAATTGCTCTTCTAATAAATTAAAATATGAAGACTTTTTAATTAAAGTTGCATTATGAGAATAGCATTATTAGATATTAAGGTAGGCACTAAGATAGGAAGTAATTTTACTGCCGTAAATATGCGTAATATGATATTGCTACAAAAAGAATTAGGAGCTGACTTTTATTATTCAACAGACCAGTTAATTAATAATAATAAGGAATATGATATATTTATATTTGGGTTTGCATCTATTAATGGCGAAATAGAAAAACAATTTGAATTTGTAAAAAAATCACCAAATTCAAAAATATTTAGATTAGTTGGAGAATATGAGCAAAGTGGACATCCTCCGCTTTATTATGTATTGACAAGATTAAATAAAATGCACCACGTAATAAGCAATGTAGATGAAAATTTTAATAGTTATGGAAAGTATAAATCAGGACAATCATTTCTAAATTTAAACTTACTTGTGGTAAAACAATCAAATCAATTAATAGAAAAAAAATACGATTGTATTTATTATGGTAGATGGAGAGAAGATAGAAAGGAGTATTTTAAAAAGTATATCCAAGATGGAATATATTTAAGTACCTCCATAAAGAATATGAAAAAATTTAAACATAATAATTGCAATCCTAAATATTTAGATACAATTAGTTGGGAAGATAAAAAGGAAACATTAAACTTTTTTAGATACTCATTATACATTGAGGATAAATATACACATAAAGTATTTAATAACTTAGCTAATCGTTGGTATGAAGCTGGATTTTGTAATAATGTTGTTTTTTTTGATGTGAATTGCTGGAACACAATACGAAAATCGGAAATAGCATCTTTTGAAAACCAAATAAAAGATTACATAGTTACAAGTTATGAAGATTTACAAGATAAAATTAAATATTGTAACCAAGATTTTGAACGACATTTATCAATTCAAAAAGGATGGAGAATTGGAGAGATGCATCATAAATATCAGATGATTAATCAATTAAAAAAAATAATTGGATTAACAGAGTAAAACACCGAAATTACACCGATATGAACAAAGAAGATAATTTAAAACCCGCTTGGAGCAAAGGAGAAAGCGGAAACCCTGCGGGAAGACCAAAAGGAAGTAAGAACCGAAGCACAATCGCGCGCCGTTGGTTAGAAGTTAATCAATCATTAAAAAACCCAATTACCGGCGAGAACGAAACAATGAGCCAAGAAGACTTAATGACCTTGGCGCTAATTAAAAAAGCACGTGAAGGCGATGTAAACGCGTACAAAGCGTTAATGGATAGCGGTTATGGTGCGCCCGTTCAGCAAATCGAACAAACGAATATAGAAATTCCACTTTTTCCTGATGTTCAAGAGGACAACCGCAACGAATAAGGTACTCGGATTAAAGAACCGCGTTAAGATTATTCAGGGTGGCACGAGTGCTTCCAAGACGTATTCAATTTTGGCGGTGCTAATTAATAAGGCGCTATTAATACACGGAATCGAAATAAGCGTAGTTGCCGAAACTATACCACATTTAAGGCGTGGCGCGTTAAAGGATTTCCTGAAAATAATGAAGTGGACGGGTAGGTATATTGAAGATAGGTTCAACAAATCTTTACTTCGTTATGAGTTTGCCAACGGAAGCGTAATAGAGTTTTTTTCCGCAGACGATTCAAGCAAGTTGCGTGGTGCAAGGCGCGACATACTTTACATAAACGAATGTAACAACGTAACCTTTGACGCTTACAACGAATTGGCTATAAGAACACGAAAGGAAGTTTATTTGGACTTTAACCCTGCAAATGAATTTTGGGTACATACGGAACTAAAAGACGAACCCGATTCGGACTTCCTGATTCTTACTTACAAGGACAACGAAGCGTTAGACAAAAGCATAGTAGAGCAAATAGAAAAGAACCGCGACAAAGCAAATACAAGTTCTTATTGGGCGAATTGGTGGAAGGTTTACGGAGAAGGTCAACTTGGAATGCTCGAAGGAGTAGTTTTCAGTAATTGGAAACAAATCGACACGATACCTAAAGAAGCTAAGTTGTTAGGAATAGGACTTGACTTTGGTTATACCAATGACCCGACTGCGATAATAGAAATATACAATTACAACGGACAACGAATAGTAAACGAGTTAGCATACCAAACAGGGTTATTAAATAGCGACATCGCAAAACTGCTACCGAAAAACGTGGTGGTGTACGCTGATTCTTCCGAACCTAAATCAATAGACGAAATTAAACGCTACGGAATAACGATTAAAGGAGTAACCAAAGGTAAGGATTCGATAAACTACGGAATAGATGTTATTCAGCGCAACGAATACTTAGTTACTTCGAATAGCAGTAATTTAATTAAAGAACTACGTTCATATGTTTGGGATACCGACAAACAAGGCAAACGATTAAACAAACCTATCAATTTTAATAACCACGCTATTGATGCGTTCAGGTATCACGAAATGGAAACGCTTGGGATAGGTTCAAACTACGGAAACTATGCAATACGATAAAACCAACGATATGCAAGTAATGATTACTCGAGTTGAGCAATACATTCACGAGCGTACCGGAAAACGAGTTAGAATAGTGTTCAATAATATGGCACGTTTTACCGCTCACTTTGAAATGCTTATTCACGCACACGAATACGTTGTGAATTACAAAAAAACGAATAAATAGTTTATAAGTTATGAAGTTAGACATCACCGTTCCAAGTTCAATTAGCGAAATACCTTTGGTCAACTACCAAAAGTTCCTGAAGTTACAGGAATCGTCAAACGACCAAGAATTTATAGCGCAGAAAATGATTGAAATCTTTTGCGGAATAGAACTAAAGGATATTGTCAAAATCAAATTGTCAAGCATAAACGAACTAATACAACACTTCACGAAAATCTTTGACGAAAAGCCAAAGTTCAAACCAACATTTAAAATCGGAGACATTGAGTTCGGGTTTATTCCTGACTTAGAAAATATTACTTTCGGTGAATACGTGGATTTAGATAACTACCTTTCAAAGTGGGATACATTCCACAAAGCTATGGCAGTGATGTACCGACCAATCACGTTAAAAAAAGACGAAAAATATAACATTATGGAATATACTGGAGCAAGTGAATTTAGCGACTTAATGTTGTACGCACCGATGGACGTAGCTATTTCCGCTTCGCTTTTTTTTTGGACTTTAGGAAACGAGTTGTTAAGCGCTACCCTAAACTATTTGGAGAGCGAACTAACAAAGATGAACAAGACCGAACAAGCGACTTTAGCGCACGAACTCAGTTTGGAAAAAAATGGGGGTGGTATAGCTCAATCTATGGACTCGCTAAGGGAGACCTTACAAAATATGACGAGGTTACAAAATACGGATTATTTAAATGTCTTACCTATCTTACCTTTGAAGCAGAAAAAAACGAAATAGAAATAATGGAAATAAAAAAGAGTTACAAATGAACGGATACTACTCACTTTTAAACGAACTAAGAACACACTTTAACGGAGACCCATTAGTTAATACCGTATCGCAAGGTTCAATCTTCAACGTTGACTTAGGTAAACAAACTATTTTTCCATTGGTTCATATAATGGTTAATCAAGTTACTTTTAATGACAACGTAATCACTGCAAATATAACTTTGATGGCTATGGATAACGTAAGCCAACGAAAAGAAGAAGCACCCAATACGTTCGAAACTGCGGATAACGAAATAGACGTTTTAAATACGCAACTCGCGATTTTAAACCGAGCATTCGAAATGCTTAAACACGGAAACATTTGGGACAAGCTATACCACCTGAATAGTATGCCAACGTGCGAACCTTTTGTAGAACGATTCGAAAATTATTTAGCGGGTTGGGCTATGACCTTTGATGTTGATTTCCCTAACGATATGACTATTTGTTAAATGGAAAAGGCAGAACAATTAAAGGCATTAAAAAAGTTCCGTGATTACGTTATCACGAAATCCAAATCGAATTTAAGTCGCAAGAATTTTACTGGTGTTTTGTCGAATAGTATCAAGGCTGACTTTAAAGTAATGGAGAACTCAATACGTTTTTATTTTGAAATGCCTGAATACGGGTGGTATCAAGATAAAGGGGTAAAGGGTAGCAACCCTACCTTAGTAAAAAACGGAAGACAAAAAGCACCGAGTAGTCCATTTAGCTACAAGGTAAAGAAACCACCTTTACAAGCTATGATAAACTGGGCGAAATCTAAAAACATACGTTTAAGAGACGAAGAAGGAAAGTACAAAAAAGGCAACTACCAAACAATCGGATTTTGGCTACAAAAACGAATCTTTGCTCAGGGAATTAAACCGAGTTTGTTTTTTACTAAACCATTTGAACAGGCGTACAAGAATCTTCCTGATGCTATGATAAAGGCTTATGGCTTAGAAGTAGAAGAACTATTTGACACGATAATGAAAGAAAATTTTAAAAACTATGATAATAAATAGAATATTTGCACGAAGTCCGTACATCATTGAGATAAACGAAATCGGACAAGCGGGAAGTAAGGTAGAACTTTACATATATTACAACGGAACAACACCACCAAGTTCACCGAGTTATACGCTTGAAAAACTTATTCCTGCAAGTAATAATACGCAGACGTTGTACAATATTTCTCCGTATTTAATGGAGCAAATAAAACACGATGTGTTTAATAATAATTATTCTACTGATGGTGGTTTATTGGGTTTTAATCAATACGTTTTAGTTGACGTAAAGCGTTACAAATTAGTTTTGAATACCTACGTTTTATTAGATACAATAACGTATTGGGCGTACGATGGATTTGGGTATTATTCACAAGGTTACAATCCGTCTCACGGTCAAGCAATGCCAGTACATTTAGACGAAATGGATTATTACTTTTGGTCGGATGCAAACAACAACCCAAGTTTAAATCAATTAGAACAGGCGGGTACGTTTACGGCTTATTTGGAAGTTGGTTGGACGGTAAAATATACGCAGTTACAAACTGGGTTAACGCATTCATATACAATTAGTGCAGATAATATGTACAACCTTTATCGTGTTTACCCAAATTACTATCTTACGGGAAACAAAGTTGAAATCTTTACTCCTACTTCCGTATTGAGTTGGACTGCTACATTTAACCCAATGGAAGAATGTAGATACGATGTACAAGTAGTGGACTTCATTAATATGTACGGAGCGTGGCAACGTGAATTCTTTTTTAAAGCGTCTTTTGAAAGTTTGGCAACAACAACAACTGAATTTAATTTAATGCAAACAATTGGGTTATTTGGAAGTTGGGACACCAAAGCCAACCAACGTCAAACATTTAACACAAACGGAATCATAACATACCGAGTTAACACAGGGTGGGTTGACGAATCGTTTAATTCAAACCTTCAGCAATTAATGTTAAGTGAACGAATCCTACTTAATAACGAACCAGTAAAACTTAAAACAAAAGAAATCGAAAAGCAAAAGAACATAAATAACAAAAAAATAAATTACGTTTTAGAGTTCGAACAAAGCAACGACTTAATAAATAATGTTATCTAATGAAAAGGCAAGTTCGCATCTTTGTAGAGGGAATGGAGTTGGATTTATTCAACGATGAAAATATCGAAGTAAATTCTACGATTCAAAACATTCAGGATATTTCCAAAACCTATACCGACTTTTCGCAATCGTTCACAATACCAACGAGCGCAAACAATAACAAGATATGGCAGTACTTCTACGAAAACGCGGTTAATAGTTCAATCAATTATCAAGAGCGTTTAAATGGATACATTGAAATAGATATGACGTTTTTTCGTAGGGGTAAAATCCAAATGGAAAAGAGTCAACTAAAAAACGGACAACCTGACAACTACACGATAACATTCTACGGAGATGTAACCACTTTAAAAGATATTTTAGGTGAAGATTTGTTAAGTGATGTTAACTACACGACAATAAATCACGACTACAATTTTACGGAAGTATTTACTCGGATAACTGATATTGGAAACGACTACGATGTATGTTACCCACTCATCACTTCAAATCGAATATGGGAATACAACAACGCAATTAATTCGGCAGACATTCCCGCTTGGTTGATTGGTTCGCTTGGGTTAACGGCTAACGACATTCATACGAATGCGGGTGCGATTGATTATCGTGAGTTATTTCCAGCAGTTCGAGTAAAATCTATTTTCGACTGCATCCAACAAACGTACGGAATCAAATTTAACGGAGCATTCTTAACAGACCCGAAATTTACTAAGGCGTATCTATGGTATAAGAATAAAAACACTTTTGAATTTACAGGGGAGGCGCAAGATATTATTTTCAATTCTTTAACATCGTCTTATACTCCTGTTTATGCGCTGAATTATTACGTTGATACAACACAAGGCAAGATTTCAACCATATTTCAAAACGGAGCAAGTTTTCAAAGTATTTATGTAAATGTCAATACGATTTCAAGTACAATCATTCCTTACTATGTAGATGTTTATCGCAATGGCGCAATATTTTGTACGTTAAACGGATTAGGGTTTACGTTGAATGGTAATTTTCCTTACATATTGAACACGCTTGGCTTAAACGACTACTATACTTTTCAGGTTCGAAGTACGGCATCTTTGACTATTGATTTTAATATAACCTACTCAGTAAGTTATTTTGTAGGTGCGATATTTCACACGGATTACGTTACCTACGACACTTTCACGAACACGCTAACAACTTACACCGACTTGGCGCAGTTAGCACCGCAAATCAAAGTAAACGAGTTCGTGGCGGGTATTTTAAAGCAATTTAACTTAACGTGTTTTTGTACGGGGTTAATTAACGGAACTTTTAATTACACTATTATTCCTTTAGCTGATTGGTACGCTTCAGGAGCAGTTATAGATATAACTGAGTTCACGGATAAAACCGAAATAGGAATAGACCGAGTAAAACTTTACAAAAAAATAGGATTCGCATTCCAAGAATCTAACTCGTTAATGAATAAAGCGTTTTACAATCAAGGCTTAAAGGAATACGGAAACACGGAATATCAATATCCGTACGATGGCGGAGAGTTTAGTATTCAAGTACCTTTTGAGAACTTATTATTCAATCAATTTTACCACGCCGGAAGTCCTACTGGTTTACAAGTAGGTTATTCGTTAAATGAATCGTTTAGTCCGTACATACCAAAGCCGTGTTTACTTTACAAGTTTGGTGGTATTAATTTAACCGACCATATCGTTTACACTGACGGAGCGGCTCACGTTAGTAACCACGATTATATGATGTTCGGACAAGACCTAACTGATAACGGAATAGATTATTCATTGAATTTTGCTCCTGAAACAAGTTCGTACTGGTTAGCACCTATTCAACAATCAATATTTGCAACGTATTATTTTCCTTACTTAGCTAATCTTTTTAACCCTAAGAACAGGCTAACAACGATTAAGGCGAACTTACCCGTTTCGATTTTGACAACATTACAGCTAAACGATAGGATAATCATTCGAGATAAGCGTTACATCATAAACGAATTTAAAACGAATCTTGTAAGCGGTGAAACCACGTTCCAATTATTGAACGATTTTATGCCGCTTTTTCCTGAAAGGATAATCAACACAAACACGAGTCAAGATGGTATAAGCGTTCCAATTACTTTACCGCAATTAGCAAATAGAGTAGAGTTTTCGTGCGACAATCCCGATGTTATTTTACCCGACCCAATAATTGAAAGCCAAACGGTAACATTTATTTTACCACGAGCAAAAGAACCTGATGTAATTACAATTAACGTAAATTTTGATTTTACAAACGGACTTACGCAAGTGCAACCAATAATAATAATTAGACAATGAGTTATATTAATCAAATAGTTCAACTACTTCAGCTATCGGAATTTATAGCCGAACACGAATATATTGAAATCGCAAAAGGAAAATACAAATTACATTCGGACATTAAAGGAACGTACAATCAGGCGAAACGTGAGTTAAAAGTAAAAAGAATAACCAATGGCAGAAACTAAACAAATCAATCTCGAAATAAATAGCAACGCAGTCCCGTTAAAACGTCAACTTAAAGAAGCTACCGTTGAACTACAAAAGATGGCTGACCAATTCGGGATGAACTCGAAACAGGCACAAGAGGCGGCAAAGAAAGTCGCTATGTTAAAGGATAAAATCGGAGATGCTAAAATGATGTCGGACGCATTTAACCCCGACAAAAAGTTTCAAGCGTTAAGCGGTGCATTAAGTGGTGTATCGGGTGGATTTTCAGCGGTTACTGGTGCTATGGGTTTAATGGGAGTTGAATCCGAAAAGGTACAACAAATGATGCTAAAGGTACAAAGTGCTATGGCATTATCTCAAGGAATAAGCGCAATCACTCAGGCGAAAGACCAATTTAAAGTACTTGGAATAATGATTGGTAATGTTACTCAATCGTTATTTAAAAAGAATGCGGCAACGGCTGTTTCAACGGCATTAGACACGGCAGACACGGCTGCAACTGAAGCACAGGCGGTCGCAACTTCACAACTCGCAACGGCACAAACAGGAGCGGCAGTAGCCACAGGAGTAGGAACTAATGCGATGAAACTATTTAGAATTGCGTTGATTTCTACGGGTATCGGTGCGATAGTAGTAGGTATTGGGTTACTTATAGCCAACTTTGACAAATTAGCTGCTGGGGTAATGTGGGCGCGTGAAAAGTTTGAGAAACTTGGAACCGGCGCAAAGATATTAATATCGGTTATGTTTCCGATTATAGGTATTATCTACGGAACGATTAAAGCGTTAGAATACTTTGGGGTGGTTGACGATGTGCAAACGGCAAAAGCTAAAAAGAATGCTCAAGAACATACCGAAGCGGTGGTAAAGGCTGCGGATAAAAGAGCCAATGCAATTAAAAAAGAACAAGCGCAGAATGACGCTAAAGCACAACGTCAAATCGACTTAGCAAAAGCCGAAGGAAAAGCGACCTACGAAATGGAACTATCTAAAGCGAAATCACACCTTGCCAGTGGTAGAGTATTCCTTGAAGTTCAAAAGTCCAAAATGAAAGCCATAAAAGCAGAAATGCAATTGCTTATGGAATCCGAAGACCAAGATTCCGATAGGTATAAATCGTTAAAAAAACGAATGAAAGAAGTCCAAAAGATAATGGACGAAACCTACAAAGACAATGTGGATACAAAACACGCCATTGAAGTAATGGAAGCGGAACACCGCAAAGAAATGGCGGATAAAAATAAAGAAGCATTCGACAAAATCAAGCAAATAAGTGATGCGAAACGAAAGGAGTACATTGACGCAATCAAGAAGCAATACGAAGACCAATTAAAACTGGAGGAAGAATTAGAAAATCAAAAGTTAGCGTTAATGGAAGACGGAATAGAAAAGGAAAAAGCCGTAAGACAAGACGCATATAACGACTACCGAGACAACTTCCTGAAAGAACGAATGGCAGACGAACAAGCCGCCTTAGATAAACAATACCAAAGCGGTAAGATAAGCCGTGCGCAATACAATAAAGCAATAGAAGAACTTCGTTTAACTGCTGAATCTAAATTAACCGAGCAAGAACGTCAAATACTCATAAATGCTAAAGACATTTTAAACAAAGATTTGTTAGCAATAGACGAAAAGTATCAAGAAGAAGTAAAAAAACGCACTATAGATTTTCAGGAATGGGTTAAACAACAACAACAAAAAGAACACGAAGAATTTTTAAACCAAGTTGATGTTCTTGCTGAAGAAAACTATCAAGCATCTTTAACCGAGCAAAAACGTGAACTATATTTAATCGAGGAGAAGTATGCTGAAATGGAGCGAATGGCTGAAGCAGGAAGTCAAGAAGAAAAGATAATAACGGAAGCCAAACGTAGAGAAATTGCCGATATAAACAAGAAGTACGATGAAGAAGAAGCCAAATCGAAAAAGGAACAAATCAATAAATACTTAGATTTAGCGAAAGGGCAGTTTCAAATGTTAGGCAATTTAGCCGTATCGTTTAACTTCAAATCAAAAGATGCGCAACGTAAAGCGTTCAACGTAAAAAAAGGAGCAGATATAGCAAGTGCAACAATAGATACCTACAAAGCGGCAAACGAAGCGTATGCGTCAATGGCTGCTATCCCTGTAACTGGTCCTGTATTGGGTGGAATTGCTGCGGCTATGGCAGTTGCTGCTGGTTTATTGAATGTTAAAAAAATTGCATCTCAAAAGTTCGAAGGCGGTGGTTCGGGAAGTGGTGGAGGTGGTGGTGGTTCAGTTGGTGGAATGTCATTAGGTGCGGGAAGTCAAGCACCAAGTTTTAACGTGGTAGGTAATAATGGATTGAATCAACTTTCGCAACTTCAACAACAACCTACCCAAGCCTATGTAGTGAGCGGACAAGTTACAACGGCGCAAAGTTTGGATAGGAATAGAATACAAAACGCAACACTTTAAGAATAATTAAATTAAATAGTTATGAGAATCATCGAATTAATCATAGACGAACAAGACGAGCAAAGCGGAATAGATGCGGTTAGCGTGGTTCATTCTCCAGCAATCGAAGAAAACTTTATTGCCTTAAATAAACACGAAATCGAACTAAAAGAAGTTGACACCGAAAAGCGAATTTTAATGGGTGCGGCTTTGATTCCTAACAAACAAATATACCGCAGAAACTCAAAGAACGAAGAATACTATATTTACTTTAGTCCGGACACGATACGCAAAGCAAGTGAATTGTTTTTAATGCGTTCAAACCAAAACAACGCTACTTACGAACACGATAAAAAGTTAACAGGATTAAGCGTAGTTGAATCGTGGATAATCGAAGACGAACAAAAAGACAAATCTAAACTTTACGGATTCGACCTACCAAAAGGAACGTGGATGATTTCAATGAAAGTAAACAACGATGAAGTTTGGAACGATGTTAAAGAAGGCAAAGTTAAAGGTTTCTCAATCGAAGGTTACTTTGCGGATAAATTCGAAATGAGCGCAGAAGAAGACGAAGCTACCGAAGTAATAAATGAGTTAAAAAGGTTGTTAGGCATCGAATTAGAATCTTACACGGACTATCCTAAACAAGCAACTGAGAACGCTAAAACCGCTTTGAGATACGCAGAAGAAAACGGGTGGGGAGATTGCGGAACTGATGTAGGCAAACAACGTGCAAATCAATTAGCAAAAGGAGAACCGATAAGCGAAGACACCATAGCACGAATGGCAAGTTTTGAACGACACCGACAAAATTCACAAAAAGAATTAGGAGACGGGTGCGGTCGTTTAATGTGGTTAGCTTGGGGTGGAGACGAAGGTATAGAATGGGCGCAACGTAAACTTGAAAGCATAAAAAATGGCAAAGCAAACTAACGTAAAAGTTCACGTTCAAAAACCAAAGGTAAAGCGACCAAACGTACACGCAAAATCCAAGTCAAGTAAACTAAAGAGTTCAAAGAATTACATTAAACTAAATAGAGGTCAAGGATGAGTAACGAAGAAAAGCGAAGTAGTCCACGAGGTGGTAAACGTGGTTGCTTATGTAAAGACGGAACATATAACCGAAAATGTTGTAACGGAGATTTACAAAATCAAGGAATAGGAAACACCTACCAACAAACTCAAGGCAGCCAAATAACAAACCAAAATACCACGCACTCAACTACTAATAACGGGACGGGCGGAAACTAAAAATGCAACAAACAAAAATTAAATAAGTTATTAAATAAAAACAATATGAAGAATACCACACTATTAGAAAAAATCAAAGCGTTACTTTCTCAGGAAGTAAAATTAGAACAAATGATGATGGCTGACGGAGTTACTAAAATCGAAGCCGATTCTTTTGAAACAGGAAAAGAAGTTTTCGTTGTAACTGAAGACGAACAAAAGATAGCCGTTCCGGTTGGAGAATACGAATTAGAAGACGGACGCATTTTGGTTATCGTTGAAGAAGGAATCATCTCGGAAGTTAAAGAGGTAAAAGAAGAAGAAGAAATGCCTGAAGCACCTGCCGAAGAAGTACCTACTGAAGCTAAAGACCAAGAAATGAGCGAACCTGTATCATCTCCTAAGAAAACTATTGAATCAATAGTTAAAGAAACATTCTTTAGTGAAATGGAAAACTTGAAAAAAGAAAATGAAGCGTTAAAAGAAGAATTGGCTAAACTATCGAAAGTTGACGAAGTCGTAGAAGAAAAGACCGAACTTTCCGAAGAACCTACACCAATAGCATTTAACCCTGAAAACGAAGCTAAAACCGAGTTCACTAAAATCGGTAAAAAAGCACCAAAAGGAATAATGGATTCCATCTTAAATAAAATGTATAATTAATAAAAGAAAAATAAAATGCCAACAACAACTAACATTACAACTTCTTACGCTGGTCAATGGGCAGGTAAGTACGTTTCTGCTGCTCTTTTGAGCGCACCAACAATCGAAGGTGGCGGTGTTACCGTTATGCCTAACGTAAAGTACAAAGCAGTTATTCAACGATTGGATACGAACGCAATTTTAGCTGATGCTACTTGCGATTTTACTCCTACTTCTACCGTTGATTTAACTGAGCGAGTTCTTCAAGTAAAAGACCTTCAAGTAAACCTTACTTTTTGTAAATCTCAATTTCACTCAACTTGGCAATCAATCGAAATGGGTTATTCTTCTTTCGACACTTTGCCTAAATCTTTCGCAGATTACCTAATCGCTTACGCTGCTGAAAAAGTTGCTGCTGCTAACGAGGTATCTATTTGGCAAGGTTCTAACTCTAACTCAGGACAATTTGACGGACTTTACACAACTGCTTTGGCTGACCCTAACTTACCCGCTGCTCAATTAGTACCTTCAACTGCTATTACTCCAGCTAACGTAATCGGAGAATTACAAGCGGTTTACGATGCTATTCCTGCTGCACTTTACGGAAAGCCTGATTTAAAAATCTACGTATCACAAAACGTGGCTAAGGCTTACGTTGCTGCATTGGGTGGTTTCGCAGTTGCTGCTACTTCAAATTCAGGTGTTAACGCACAAGGTACAATGTGGTACAACAACGGAGCGTTGACTTTCAACGGGTTGCCTATCTTTATGGCTAACGGACTTCCAGTTGATTCAATGATGGTAGCGACTACATCTAACCTTTACTTCGGTTGTTCTTTGTTGAGCGACACGCAAGAAGTACGAGTGATTGATACTTCAGCTACTTTAGGAGATGATAACGTGCGTGTAGTTATGCGAATGGCTGCGGGTGCAACTTACGGAGTTATTGAAGACATCGTAATTTACGGATAATCAACCTAACCAAAATATAACGGGGTGGTGGATAAAACTGCCACCCTTTTTTTGTAAAACATTAAAAAAATAAAATAAAATGAGCTGCGATATTTCACACGGAAGACAAGAACCTTGTAAAGACGTAGTAGGTGGGTTAAGAAACATCTACTTCATTAACTACGGGGACTTTGACGGAACAACAGACGTTACTTACGATACTGCGGTAGGTTACGAAGACGTAATTACTGCGATTGGCGGTAACATCAACAACATTTATAAATATGAATTGAAAGGAACTAACTCGTTTGAAACAACTATCACTTCTTCTCGTGAAAATGGTACAACTTTCTTCGAGCAAGTTTTGTCTATTCAATTAAAGAAACAAGACCAAATTACACACAAGCAAATTAAGTTACTTTCTTACGGAAGACCTAACGTAGTTGTAGAAACTAACAACGGAGATTTCTTTATTGCGGGATTGGTTCGCGGTATGGATGTAACTGCGGGAACTATTTCAAATGGTACTGCGCTTGGTGATATGACAGGATATTCTTTGACTTTGACTGGGCAAGAGGCAGTTCCAGCGAACTGGTTAGATTGTAACACCGAAGCACAATTAGTTACTTTATTGGGTTCTCCTACGGTAGTTAATTCATAAGAACTTTGTTTCATAAGCGTTAAGGGGGTGGAAACACCCCTTTTTTATTGCACAAAAAAACGGAATAATAGTTATTAATATATGATAGTAGTTCAACAAACTAACGTAAGTCAAACATTTAATTTTATACCACGTTACGGAAGCGGTGTAACGCTTGAATTAATTGACGAAAACACAAACGTAAGCGTACCTGTTGCAGGTTCATTTACTACTGGGGATTACGTACATTCGTTTAGCGGTGTTTTGCCAACCATTGAAAATCATTTTTATTGGGTAATAATAAAAGACGGAGGAGGAAACCTACTATTAAAAGAACGAATGTTTTGCACTAATCAACCTATAAATACATTCTCGGTTAATAATGGGCAGTACATATCAAATCAAACAACTAATGACTTCATAATGTATGAGTAATAACGTACACATTTTACAACTTGCGGAATATCAACAACCGACTATCCAAGAATCTAAACGCGATGCGTGGGTAGAGTTCGGAGAAGATAACAACTACTTCGGTTACTTAATAGATAGGTATACGAAATCAACCACAAATAGCGCAATTATAAACAACGTAAGCCGTTTAATTTACGGCAAAGGTCTTAGCGCTTTAGACGCTTCAAAAAAGCCTAACGAGTACGCTCAAATGATGACGTTGTTTAGTCCTGAATGTTTGCGTAAAATGGTATTCGACCGCAAGTTATTCGGGCAGTTCGCTATGCAAGTTCACTACAACGAAAAGCACGACAAAATCTTAAAGGTTTACCACATACCCGTTAACTTATTACGTGCGGAAAAATGCAACGAAAAAGGCGAAATAACGGGGTATTACTATTCGGACAACTGGGAAGATGTACGCAAGTTCCCACCAACAAGGTTTAGTGCGTTTGGATACGGCAAAGACAAAATAGAAATAATGTTCGTTAAGCCTTACGGGGTTGGAATGAAATACTACGCTTATCCTGACTATCAAGGTGCTATACCTTACGCAGTTTTAGAAGAAGAAGTAAGCGACTATTTAATCAACGAAGTTCAAAACGGATTCTCAGGAACTAAGGTGGTCAACTTTAACAATGGAGTGCCAAGCGAAGAACAACAAGATTTAATAAGTCAAAAGGTTTTATCTAAACTTACTGGTTCG